CCAGCAACTGTTTCCGACTCAAGACCATTTTCATCAGCATGATACATTATAGCATCAAGATAACTCATCTTTGTCGTTTCAACAATTGAATTGATTTCAGTATTGTAACGTTCACTTGTAAACATATTCAGTAATTCTGTCATATTGTAACTCCATAATATATGATTATAACAAATTGTAGTTTCATTGTCAAGTTAAATCGATTCATTCATCTTCTTCACCGCTTCACCTTCTTTTTGTTCTGGATCATCTTTATCTTTGAACCAATAATCCGTGGCTTTTGCTAGGACCGCGACGTACGCCCCCACCATGATATTGACCAAATCGCGAGATTCTGCTGGTAACGAACCAAAAAATAACAACCATATTAAAAACAAAAAAGTAAGAACTATAATCAGTGACAGTGTAAATCTTGACCACCAGTTCAGTTTCTTTCTTGTTTCAATCTTCTCATAACGTAACGCTTCCATTGGATTACTCTCCCATAATTTTTCTTCTTGTTCTTCAATCATTTCAGCAGAGGTATTGACTTTTCCATCCTCTGATCTTTTTTTAAATATTTTTGTGTTCATATCCCTATCCAAAAAATTGTGTAGAAATGGGAATCTTCTGTTACGAGGCGATTCCCAAACCCTACAGATTAATTATGCCGCTAGAGCAACCCGCGCTGGGGAATAATCTGAATTATTAGCTGCGAAAAAGTTTGCATCTAATTTAGTTGATTGTAGTCAATCACCCGATTCGTTCTCTCCAATACTTTCATTAGCAATCGAAATCCATGTCAGCCCCAATTCGTTGTGTGTATGGTGGAGCTGGCGAGAATCGAACTCGCGTCTTACTTAACTATCCTTTTGGGTCATCAAACAAATTCTTTAAGTTCTTTGTGATATTTATATCATAACACAATAAGAACGAATTGTCAAGACATTTTAAAGTGGTAGGCGTCACATACTTCTTTTAGTTTGTGTATGTAATCTAGGGGATTAAACACTTTCCAATCGACTAGAATATCTGTATCCATCAATGGATTGTATTTGGTTCCATCAAATCTTATCAACGTACAGAGAACCACTTTCTTTGGAATGACACCATACATTTCGTATATCATTCTAGCATAAGCAGTTCCTTGAAGAATGTAAGATTGAATGTATTCTTCTTTCTTGATGTAAGTAGCGGTCTTCCAATCTATGACTGCTAGTTCACCTTCGTATTCAGCAATCAAATCTGTTGTTCCTGCTGTTCTCAATCCATCAGACCAAAGAGGTAACTCGATACCACGAATGTTATCTATTCTCTCATCGATTTGAGGTATAGCGAGTTTGACCAGTTCAATATGTTCTGGTGCGACTCCTTGTAGATAATCCTCGTCACCGAGCATATATTTTTCTATTACGTTGTGTATCTTAGTTCCACGCATAGAAGCTTTGGTAGAAATCTTCTGTGCTGCTTCGTGGCCAACTCTATTTTTCCAAGCTTGTATCCCTGCTTTTGAAACTATTTCGTAAAGAAGATTTGTAATAGATGGATATGTACCTTTTGGAGCATGATACATTCTTCCATTTTTACCTGAGTTGTCTTGTTCGATGAGGTCTTTTCGATTGTCAAAAAGGTCATAATTAAATTTTTTCATAAATTATCGTATATCAATAGTATTTCTTGGATGTAATTTTTTGATTTCTCCCAATCGGTCTCTAAATCCGTCATCGACTTTTCTACCGCCATGGAACCACGGATCACCGATATGAGCTGTGCCGAATATGTGTTTCACTTCACTCTCAGAACATTTTGGACAAGGTTCTTCTGTTGGTTTATTTCTATCAACTATTTTATAATTTTCTTCAAATATATGTTCGCATGCGGAACACTTGTAATCATAATAGGGCATATCACCTTTCTTTATTCAATGTTTATATATTATTATATAGTTTCATCTTACCTATGAATAGTAGATGTCAATAAATTCATGCCAGGAGTTGTAGGATATCCATACTGGTAATAAGATTTGGGTACTGTTAGAGCAACCTTAATCTTTTTCTTGATTTTGTAATTTACCGATGAACTCATAATATCTTTCGTCACAATAGTTCTTGTTATCGTGACACATCCGATACACGCACCAGTAGTCATTTCAATTCGACATCCCGATAGAGCATTACAGACTTCCTCCGTAATGGTTTCGGTTTTCGCCATCAAAGCAGAACTTAGTAACGTCAAAAAACTTATTGTCAGTAGTAACTTTTTCATATCCAATCTCTATTAGAATTAAACTTTTCTCACTCTTCATGTACTATTATACAGAAAAGTGAGAGGTTTGTCAAGTCAAATCTTCATTAAAGTTTTCTTTTATTTCCGTAGAATATGTGTCTGTCTATGGAAGCCATCACTCTTTTAGTTTTACTCCAATATGGATATTTTTTCATCCAATTTGCGTGATAGTGCGTAGCACCATCTGTTATATCAATCAAATCTTCATCATAGTGACTTTCTAACACAATTACTGCAAGTGTTTGTGCAGATCTCCATGTTCTTCCTTCGTTTGGAATATCCAACCGACCGTCACAATACCACGAAAACTGACATCTATCTCTCACCGGAACATGATCTTTTAACTTAGCATCATAATAATGAATGCCTTCTTGCACTACACCACAAATGGTATTAGGATAACTCTTATTGAGTTTACGATTAATCGTAACGTTTGCTACTGCGAGTTTTCCTGCTGTACTCTCCACACCTGCTTCAAAATAAATATTTTTTGCGAGACAATCGGCGTCTGCTGGGGAATATTTAATTTTTAATTCAGGGGGTTGATAATAATTCGTATCGACCACTTTTTCAATTATTGATGGTTTTGAAATACTATCAATGTAAAATGGTGCCGAACTATTAAGTTGTGGAGTAGTATACCATAGTGTAGCAAATAAAGCAAGGAACATCCTTACTATTTTTACCATACTTGTATCCTCTGTTGGTTATTCAATCAGTTCACTAAAAATACATAAAATATCAATCTCAACCAAACTTGTAGTTATATTTATATCTTTTTACTCTTCAACAACTACTTTTTTCTTAGATTTCTTCTTTGGTGTCGTTGAAACCACCTCTTTTACTATCTCTTCAACTACCTCTTCGGGTAGTAAATCTGGCCACACATCTCTAACCAATTTATATGATAATCCCTTGTAAGACAAATTTTGGTCTTTGACAGCTATCAATAATTTGGCATCTTTGGGATCAACTCTTTCTAACAATTGAACATACATCGATTCTCTCTTCAACATCGAAAGATCATGACCGCCGCCTTTAACAAAATAATTTAATTTTTTCACTTCAAAGTGAATAGAACCTTCAGTAGAATCCGACTCTTGACTTGGTGTATAGGGTGGTGAACCTCTTGGAATGTGCCACTTTACATCTGGATGAAAATTCAATTGCAACAACGCTCGAGTTGCATAATTATCTCTCAATTTGAGAATTTCTCTTTTTTCATCTCTTGTCTTGGCTTTGTCAATCATCTCAAGAGTTTCAATTACATTATGTTCAGCCATATTATACTTCTCCCATAAATTGCTTGTCTGTTATCGCAACATTTTTTTTGATTTTAGGAACATAATTTTCTGATGTTCCGAATTCTGACTCGTTCATGTTTTTTGTCCACACTGCGGCAATATCTGGATAGAATACCCCTACAGACCTCTTAGGGGTTCCGTCAGAGTAATATGCCATCGCCACACATCTAGGAACCACTTTATGTTCTTCATCTTGACCCGAAAATACAGAAATCCAATCACCAGTTTTCAGATAATACTCACAGTATCGAACATATGCTTTTCTACCTGCAGATTGATTTTCTGAAGTTCTACGTTCTTTGTCTGTAGCGTTTCTACTTCTTGATTGAGTGTTAAGAGCAGCAATCATTTCTTTATTGTGTTTTATCCACGCTTTAATGTTCTTGAAAGAATATGTATCTTCATCCGGTAAATTCAATACCATTTTACTAATATTCTTATATTCAGAAGGAGTTTTCTTTGCTCTCATGAGTTTCATTCTCTCACGAAGCGCCTCTCGTTGTTCTTCTGTAATATTACGAGTTCGTTTAGTCTTCATCAGTTTTCTTTCTACTTTCAATTTCTTTACCATAATTATTTTTTTTGTTTAGAATATTCAATATTTGTTTTGATAGTCTCTAACATCATTTCCCATTGCTTAGCAGTAGTATCGATGTCATAGTGCATATCAAAATATTGTTTCTGAAAAGCAAGACCAGCTTGAACTGGTGCTTCCCAAAAACTGTCAATTGCATCTTTCAGAACATAGGAGAACTTCCTAGCGTGTTCAGTCTTGTCTTGAACATATCCATACATCCAAGCAAAGTTAGCACACGTTTCTGGTAAGACTGCAAGGTTAGGACAGACCACAACACAACCAGCACTCATCGCTTCAATCACAGAAATACACGCTGTCTCTTTGTATATATTCGGATATGCTAGAATGTGTGTTTGTTGTAATGCTGCACGAATTTCATCGTTGGATACTGTTCCGTGATAGTTGACATTCGGAGTATCCAAACAAGCATCGTATAATGGTTGATATTCGTTATCTTTATCTTCCCATCCGTAAATCTTGAAACTAGAATACACATCCAGTACCACGTTCTCTAATTTCATAGCACGAAATGCTCCTATCAATAAATCCAATCCACGATGAGGTGTAGAAATATATGCTAGTCTTAGTGTTCCGTCTTTGGGTTTTGTGTGAACAGGAATAGGTTCGATAGAATTTTTGAGAACCACACTCTTTTCATATTCAATTCCAAGATCAAGGTGATATTTTTCAAGAGACCAATCAGAAGGAAAAACAAATCTATCAAACTTGTCTCGTTGACTTTTATCTTTTAGGAATTGTACTTCGGGGTCATTAGAGGTGTCTTGAAACCAAAGGATTTTAGGTTTATCTTCATAGTCACGAACTCTTGAAAGAATGATTTGAAAGTAGTTCCACAGGTCATCAGGCACTCTCTCCTTGACTCTTTCGTAAATCAACTCACTACCACCCTTTGCATCCTTTGAAGCAATAACTATATCTTCGGTGGAAGGTATCGGTGGTAAACCTTTTAGTTTTCTGTCTTTGATCTCTTTTATCTTAGAGTCATCAAAATTCATCATGCTCATAATTTTCTCATTTGTTTATATAATATAATTATAACAACTACTGTCAACATTGTCAAGTTTTTTATTGGAAAAGATTTCCCTGAAACGTTCCACTCAATCGATATAAAAGATGGCCATGGTGGAATACTTCTACGTCATTTCCTGTTTGTTGAATTCTTGTTGCCGTGATGTCTGCTGCTGGTTTGGTGTATTCTTTGATTTGTTCTGTAATCGTTTCAATTAAATAAGGGTCAGATGTTTGGGGTAACATAGTTTTCCTATTTGTGCAACCCTGTCTGACAGATATAATATGAATCTACAATATCTGAAACAGGATTAGAAATTTTGATTGACTTCGGTGATAGACGGTTTTGTAAATCAATATTCGTTTCTTCCAAAAATGTTTGATACATCAATTCTTTATTAGCATTTCCTTTTCCTGTGGCAATTTTTTTGATTACTGTTGGTGGAATCGTTGTGAAACGAAAACCATTTTGACTGAGTTTGTATTTGAGTATTCCTGTATTCTCTCCAATATTGAACACTCTTCCTGTCGCTGCAAATGCATAATCTTCTAAGTAAACGTGTTCCGCTCTCCCATCAAACCAGCGAATACACTCAATTGTCCAATTTGCAAGATTTTCATATCTTTCAATCTCATTTGAATATTTAGGAGAATCATAAGCTCTAAAATTATCAAAGGATTCGTGAGATTTATTCTTCTTGATGAAATGAAATTTACAATTTTCAAATTTGAGTTTGTCGTCAACAAGTTTTCCCACACAAACAGCGGGAGAAGTCAACGAATAATCTATTCCCGCGACAAACTTCATTTAATCTTCAATATCATCATAATATGGCTCCATCAATATTCCACAAAAAGCACAATGAAAAGTGGTATTTTCTCTCGGTTCACCCCTCAATTCTCTTTCATTAAATATTATTGTATATATTGCGTTACAAGCATTACAATCTACGTCTATTTCTTCGTCTTCCATTTCGCTCCAAATTAATATTTTACATTATGATTCTATATATCTACAATCTCACAGCCACTATCAGAAGAGCAAGCAAGTTCCTGAGAACCAGAGGTAAAGTCTTGTTGTTCAAATTTTGACAAAGTTGTCCAATCGACATCTTTGGGAATTAATTTTGACATTTCTTCGTATTCATTCTTAGTGCAATCTTGGTAGGGTGCTTGACGATAAGTATGGTCGCTAAATGGAAGAAAAGAAATTCCACTAATATCGTCAAAATTTTCCCATACCCACGAACCGACTTCTGGCCATTCATTGTCTTTGACCGTAACTGTTATTGAAGGTTTGTGTTCACACCAATTTTGTTGGTATGATGACCACAGTTCTAATTGTTCTATTGCTGTCATATCAGTTCTACATATTGCACCTTTTGGGCTTTCTGTTGGAAATGAGAAGACAGTAGTGTGATTTGGTTTCGTTACATCGGGTTCATTTGGAAAACCGCTCTCTATCATCATCTGACAAAGTGGGTCTTTGTTATCTGCTCTCACTGTCCGAATATAGTATGGACTATGCCGGGCATGAATACCACTAGCACTATCAACAAGCTGACTAACAGTACCAGAAGGTTTAACACAAGTGATTGCCGCTGATCTTTTAACACCCAATTTATCCGCCCATTCTTTGTTCGTGTCCACAGCCACTTTTCTAAGAGTTTGTAAAAGTTCATCTAATCCTTTCTTTCTACCACTCGTCAGCGGGTTATCTAATATGCCGGTGAGCGAGACACCAAGTAGTCGTTCATCTGAACAGTTTCGTTCCCATTCTTTAGTAAGATATCTGAAGTTCGTGAGGGTGGATTGAAATGTACCAATGATAGTCGCAATCCGCACTTTCTTAGCAAGAGATTCGGCAGTGTCATGTCTTCTGACAATGCATTCGGATAGATTGCAAAATTCTCTACTTCTAAGTATAATTTCGCTACATGGATTAGTTCCAAAATCTTCTCTGGCCTCCCTCCTTTCAATAAACTCTTGATTTTCATCTTTTTCTCTTTCATTCAATTTCTCTACTTGTGATTTCGCCGAGGCACCATTATACATTCCCCTTTCGCCAGATTTGGAATCATATAATGATAACCATTCTCTCATGAAAGTTCCGACATTTGGTTTTTCTTTGTAATTTACTGAGTTATTAGCAAGTGCTCGTTGTCCTTCACGTTCCCACCACTGACCAGATTTTGCTGTTCTCATTTCCTCATCGTTGAGATCTGACAAACTAATAAGCGCTGAACGGCGAACACCTCCTACGACAACTATAGCTGCAATCTTACATACTATGTCGTGACATTCGATTGGTTTTAGTTTTCTTCCTGCTGCATCTTGAAATACTTTTGATGAGAAATGAAACAGATCATCCAATGGTTCTGGACCGGATGCTCTTCCTCCGAATGTCTTCAGAGGTTTTCCTGCTTCTCTTACCTTAGATAAATCCCATTGTGGAACTTGACCACTCCATAGTAAACTGAGTAATTCTTTGTATGCTTTTGCCCATCCAAGTTTAGAATCAGCAACTACTATTGTTGTATCTGTTGGATGAAATTCTTCCGCAATTACGGGCAAATGATTTACATGGTCTGCTTCTACTGAAAATCCTACTCCTGTTCCATTCATGAGAACATATAGAATCTCATCAAAAGAACGAGGACTATCAATCTTCACATAAGAACAATTGTATCCAGCAATATTTTCTTTACGGAGAGCTTCTCCTGCAGTCATCAAACAACGCATAGAAGGCATCACATTTAATGACAACACTTCTTTTTTCAATTTTTCCAGTTCACCATTTTCTAAGGTGTAATCACACATCTCTTTTAGATGTTCTTGAAAAAATCCAAAATAACGATTGACCGTTTCCCCCCATGTTTCCCTTCGTTTCTTATCATAATCCCATCTAGCGTATCTTGACAAATGAATAAATTGCTGATATTGGGTTGGTAGTGTTTCGGGATCGGGTACGGTCATTTCTTTCTCCATAGTGCTAGGTGAGTTTTTGCGTGCAGGTCTTTGAATGTATTTTTATTTATAATTTCAATTATTCTTGTTTGATTGATGCTTGTAAGTATCATGTCGTTGATGTCTTTACAAGCAACTGAATCTGGCCAGATACAAATGTTCCAACCCTTTTCGATGACTTTTTCCATCCTAGATATAATCTCTGTGTTTCTAGGTTCATTGTCAAATATTATAGTTCCTTTATGATTATCCATCGCTTCTCTGATATCATCATTTCCTCTGAAACTAATATCTGAACCAGCCATCGCAATACTATTAGGAAGGAACATAGAATCAAATGGTCCTTCAACTATATGGAAAGGTTTCTCTAAATCTAAACGATCCAATCCAAATATTTTAGATGATTCCTCATCCATCTTAATAGTTATGTAACGTAAATTTGTGTTTGTAAATGCCCTACCTTGAAATGTGATTAGTTGTTTGTCTTTATCAAAGAAGGGAATTACAATTCTCTGTTCATTTTCACTCAGTTCATATTCTCGGTTTGTCATCTTATTGACAAACTTTTTAAAATCATCTGTATAATATAGGTAATTCAAAAATTG